TATGTTAGAGGTAAATACTCTACTGTTCCTATTCCTGATCAAAATATGACCCTAAATCAATCTGATTTATTAGCGGCTGCCACAGCAGAAAAAGTAGCATTAGTAGAAAGATTAAGAGGATATTTTGATGAAACTTCTAAAAAAGCGTTATTAGAAAGACGTTCACAAGAAAGTGATTTTAGAAGACAAGAAATTAATAATGTACCAATGGTAATATACATCGGTTGATTATAATAAAGAAATTTAAAACTACATAAGTATGTGCGCACTTTTTGGATCTTCAAGAGACATATCAATGTTTAGAAAAATCAACCGTGAGTTGTTGGGGGATGTTATTACTCAACAAGTCGCTATTTACAAGTATGTTTTAGATCAAACTAAAATAAACATGTATGGTGAATCATCTGGTGGTAAGTTTTTTGATGGCCCTATTTTATTAAATGCCTTAATTACAGTAGGTGATAATACAAGTCCTACAAGTGAGTTTGGTGTTGATTTTGATTGGAATATTAAAGTAGCATTCTTAAGAGATGATTTAGTAGATGCTGATGTTCACCCTGAAGTTGGTGATGTAATCTTATATCAAGAATCATATTTTGAAATTGATAATACAAATATTAAACAATTCTTTGCAGGCAAAGACCCTGACTATCCATACTCACAAAATCCACTAAACCCAGGTTTAGATCAATTTGGTTATAATGTAAGTGTAGTATGTGAAACTCATTATATTCCTGCTGATAGAATAAATCTAATCAAACAAAGATTATAATGGCTAAGCAAAGAAAAGTAACACCTAAAACACAAAGAGAAATAAGTGTTTCATTACAAGAACCACTTACACCAGGCGGTCCTGGGTTTTCTCCTACTGGTAATCCTAATGATGCTAATAGTGTTAATAGAGCTACTCAAACATCTTTTAAAGATGATACTGTAAAACCATTTTCAATTGGTTTAGAAGACTTAGATTGGGCTGTAATGTATTATTTTCAAAATGTTATTAGACCATCAGTATTACAAAATGGAGAATTAATACCTGTTCCCGTTATTTATGGTTCACCTGAAAAATGGGCTTCATTCCAAAAATTTGGGTATATAAGAGATCTACAGAGTAGAATAATGGCTCCACTTTTAATGTTTAAAAGAAATAATATTGAAAAAAATAGATCTGTAACTAATAAGTTAGATGCTAATCAACCTAACAATATTGCTGTTACTAATAAAAAATATAGTCAACAAAACGCTTATAGTAAATTTAATATATTAAATGGTATTAAACCAGAAAAAACATTATACGCTACAGTAGTACCAGATTATATAACAGTAACATATGAGTGTGCTGTATTTACTTATTATAATGACCAATTAAATAAGATTATTGAAGCAGTTGAATACGCTTCAGATGCTTATTGGGGTGATCCTGAACGTTTTAAATTTAAGACAAATGTTGACTCATTTCCTACAACTATTGAATTATCTGATAATAAAGAAAGAGTAGTTAAAAGTACATTTACTCTTAAAATGTATGGGTATATTATCCCTGATACAATACAAAAGGACACAACATTCATAAGTAAATTCTCAGATAGAAACAAACTTGTAGTAACTTCAGAAACAGTAGTAGATATTAATAACTTACCAACCCCCTCGTGATATTTATAATAAACAATAACAAAAAATAAATTTTATGGAAAACAAAGTTTTAACACAAGAAGAAATTCAATCTTTAAAGACAATTCAAACTAACCAATCTAACTTGGTTCAAGCATTAGGAACAGTAGAGTATCGTATTCAACTTTTAGAATTAGATAAGCAAGCTCTTAAATCTTCACTTCAAAAACAAATTGAAGAAGAAACTACAATAGCTAAAGAACTTCAAGAAAAATATGGTGACGGAAATATTGATTTAGAAAAAGGAGAGTTCATCCCGGTTTCATGATTTTGACGTTTTTTAAGATATTTATAATTAAAACAAACATAACGTAAACCATGGCAGAAACTTTAATATCACCAGGAGTATTAGCGAGAGAAAATGATACTTCATTTGTATCTCAAGGTCCTGTAACCGCTGGGGCGGCTATTATAGGCCCAACTGTAAAAGGACGAGTAGGAATACCTACAGTAGTTACTTCTTACTCTCAATATCAACAACAATTTGGTACTACTTTTACTAGCGGTAGTACTACTAGCACTAGTAATACTTATACTTATTTTACTTCAATAGCAGCTTATAATTATTTTGCTAACGGAGGAACTTCATTATTAGTGACTCGTGTTGTAAATGGAACTTATACTTCTGCCACTAGTAGTGCTATTTTAAACAGTGGATCTTCTACTGTATTAGTATTAGAAACAATCGCTGAAGGAGCAATAGCAAACAACACAAGTACAGAAATTAGTGGTTCATTACAAAGCGGATCAGCTAATAATGTAAGATGGCAAGTAGTTACTTCAAATTCAGCTTCTGGCACATTTGATTTATTAATACGTCAAGGTGATGATACTAATCTAAACCCAACAGTTTTAGAAACATATTCTGGTTTATCATTAGATCCATTTTCACCAAATTATGTATCTAAAATAATTGGAGATTATAAATATACTTATCAAACAGACACAAGTACAGGAACTGCTTATTTACAATTAACAGGTAGCTTCCCTAATCGTTCAAATTATGTACGTGTAAAAAGTGTTAACGTTACCACACCATATTATTTCCAAAATGATGGTACACCAAATCCAATATACACAGCATCATTACCATCAGTTGCTAGTGGATCATTTGGTGGAGCAGTTGGAGCAATTACAGGTGGAGCTAATTTCTACCAAACTATTAATAATACAAATACTCAAGGATTAGTAGGTTCTAACTATACAGCTAGTTTAGCGTTATTATCTAACCAAGATGATTATAAGTATAATATACTATTAATACCTGGTATATATAACAAAGATTACACTAGTACCATAACTACAGCTTTAACTAACACCCAAAATCGTGGTGATAATATTTTAGTAGCAGATATGGTTGCTTATGGACAATTAGTAAGTGATGTAGTTGGACAAGCTGCTTCTAGAAATACTTCATATGCTGCTACTTACTGGCCATGGTGCCAAGTACAAGACCCAGATAGTGGACAAAATGTTTGGGTACCAGCTTCAACAGTAATTGCTGGGGTATACGCATATAATGATAGTGTTTCTGAACCATGGTTTGCACCAGCAGGTATAAACAGAGGTGGATTAAGCACTGTAATTAGAGCTGAAAGACGTTTAGCACAAGGTGATAGAGATACTTTATACAACGGAAAAGTGAACCCAATCGCTACATTCCCAGGAACTGGAGTAGTAGTATATGGACAAAAGACATTACAAACTCAAGCATCAGCTTTAGATCGTGTAAATGTTCGTCGTTTATTAATTTCTCTTAAATCATATATTTCTCAAGTTGCTCAAAACTTAGTATTTGAACAAAATACAACTGCTACAAGAAATAATTTCTTAGCACAAGTTAACCCATACTTAGAAAGTGTTCAACAAAGACAAGGATTATACGCATTCCGAGTAATAATGGATGATAGTAATAATACACCAACAGTAATTGATCAAAATCAAATGATAGGACAAATTTATTTGCAACCTACTAAAACTGCTGAATTTATTTACTTAGATTTCAACATCACACCAACTGGAGCTACATTCCCAGCATAAAGATTAATTATATAGATATTTATAATAAATAAAAAGACATGGCAATATTAGACGCAAACGAAATATTCTTCACAGCCTTTGAACCAAAACAGGCTAACAGATTCATCCTGTATATGGATGGTATCCCTAGCTATATAGTTAAAGGAGTAAATGCTGTAACTGTATCACAAGGTGAAGTAATATTAAATCATATTAACGTATATAGAAAAGTTAAAGGTAAAACAACTTGGGGTGATATTCAAATGACATTATTTGATCCAATCACACCATCAGGTGCCCAATCAGTAATGGAATGGGTTCGTTTACACCATGAATCAGTAACAGGTAGAGATGGATATTCTGACTTTTATAAAAAAGATTTAGTATTAGATGTTTTAGGACCTGTAGGAGATATAGTAAGTGAATGGGTAATTAAAGGCGCATTTATTAAAGAAGCCAATTTTGGTGATTATAACTGGGATACAGAAAATCAAGCAGTTAATATCACAATGACTATTGGAATGGATTACTGCGTATTGAACTTCTAATTTCACAACTACATTTTAAAAGAGCTCGCATATTTTGCGAGCTTCTTTTTTCCTTATATATTTATATATGATATTAAAGTTATAACTAATAAAAGCTATGAGCGAAAATAAATTAAACATCCCAACAGAAATTGTAGACCTACCATCTCAGGGTTTAATATACCCAGAGTCATCACCTTTATCAAACGGAAAAGTTGAAATGAAATACATGACCGCTAGAGAGGAAGACATTCTAACTAATCAAAATTATATCCAAAAAGGTACAGTGCTAGATGAGTTAGTTAAATCACTTATTGTATCTAAAGTAAACTATGATGATTTAATTATAGGAGATAAAAATGCTATTTTAGTAGCATCTCGTATTTTAGGATATGGTAAAGATTATAAATTTACTTGGGGTGGAGAAGAATATGAAATTGATCTAACAACAGTAGAAAACAATCCTTTAGACACTAAGTTATTTAAAAAAGGCATTAATGAATTTGACTTTACACTACCGTCAACTAATACACCTATAACATTTAAGTTATTAACAGGTAATGATGAAAAGAAAATTAATGCTGAATTAGAAGGTCTTAAAAAGATTAACAAAAACTCATCAGCAGAATTATCAACTCGATTAAAATATATCATCACATCAGTTAATGGTGATCGTGAAGGTAAATCAATTAGAGAATTTGTTGATAATTATTTATTAGCTCGTGACTCCAGAGCGTTAAGGGAGTATATAAAGGAGGTGCAACCAGATGTAGATCTGACCTTTTTTCCCAGCGGGAGCAACGAAAAGGTATCAATTCCAGTTGGACTTAACTTTTTTTGGCCTGACATCTGATATAATACCTCAAGCAAGGGCTAGTTTATTTACTCAAATACATGAAATAGTTTTTCATGGTAACGGAGGATACAATTGGGATACAGTTTATAACATGCCAACTTGGCTTCGTAAGTTTACTTTTAATAAGTTAAAAGAACATTATGAAAACCAAAATAAACAAAATAATGATGATCTAGCATCTCAATCCCAAAAAATTAAAGATGGTAAAGTAGATTTACCATCACATTTTAAAGGTAAAATAGACAATAATAAGAAGACAGCCAAGTATTAAAACTTGGCTTTTTCTATATTTATACCCACATAATATACTATGGCAACACCTTCAACTCCAGATCCTAAAGATATACAAAGGCTAGAAGAACTTTATAAGAAAATCCAAGGCTATAATGATGCATCAGCTCGAGCGGCTGCCCAATTAGCTATTAATAATGGTAAAGCAGCTGATGAGTTAATTCGATTAGAAGCAGCTTATAAAGATCTTATGAAGGATATTGAAGGTTCTAGAACTGCCTTTTCCAACATAGTGGATAGTATTAAAGGTATGACTAACAATATTGGTAAAGCTACTAGTGCTTTTAAAGGACTAGAAAACTTAGCTTCTAAATTACAATACCATCAAGAAGGAATAAATAGATTATCAACTAAAGAATTAGAAACACTTCAAAAACGAGCTAAAGAAAAAGCAAAAGACTTAGAATTTACTAAAAAACAAACTTTAGAAGAAATCCGCCAGTTAGTATCTTCTAGAAATAAAAGTACTGAAGATTATGCTAGATTAAGAAAATTAAGGCTATCATATAAAGAAATATCAACCCAAATAGATGAAAGTGAAAGTTCTTTAAAAGACTTTAATGATCAATTAAGTGAAGCTGTTATTGAATCTGAAAAAATAGATAAAAATTTAGGTTTAGCTGGTAAATTAATAAAAGATGTAGGTAAACTTCCTATAGTAGGATCATTTATTGACTCAGCTAAAGTATTAGAAGATGCTACTAAAGCAGCTGGTGAGGCGGGAGCTACTAAGGCTTTAACTATGAAAGCTGCATTTAAATCAGCAGGTAGTTCTCTTAAAGAGAATTTATTAGATCCTACATCCATGACTTTAGGATTAATAAAAATGATGGGGGATGTATTAATGGGAGCAGATAAAGCTACTGGTGATTTAGCTAAGTCAATGAATATGACTTATGATGCTGCTTCTAAAACTAGACAGGATTTAACCCAATTAGCTAACCAAACCCTTGATGCCTCAGTAAACACATTACGATTACAAGAAAGTATGGTAGCTATAGGTAATTCTTTAGGTACTAATGCTCAATTAAATGAAGCAGATTTAGTCACTATGACTAAATTAAGAGAAAAAGCAGGTCTAACTAATGAAGAGTTAATTGGAATGCAAAAAATTACCTTAGCAACAGGAGGTAATTTAGAAGAAAATACAGAACAATTTTTAGGTAGTGCTAAAGCATTATCAATGCAAAAAGGTTTAGCTATTAATGTTAAACAATTAATGAAAGAAACAGCTAATACTTCTAACGCTACTAAATTGTCATTAGTAGGTGGAGCTAAAGGATTAGCAGAAGCCGCTGTACAAGCTAAAGCGTTAGGAACAAGTTTAGACCAAGTAGACAAAATAGCAGGCTCATTACTTAATTTCGAAGATAGCATCTCAGCTGAATTAGAAGCAGAATTATTAACAGGTAAACAAATAAATCTAGAAACAGCACGCTTAGCGGCATTAAATGGAGATCTAGCTACAGTCGCTGAAGAAATTAATAATCAAATAGGAGGATCAGCAGAATTCTCTAAAATGAATCGCATCCAACAAGAAGCATTTGCTAAATCTGTTGGTATGTCAAGAGAAGAATTAGCTAACTCATTAGTTGAACAAGAAGCCTTAGCATCTATAGGTAGAGATTTATCTAAAGAAGAACAAGCAGCTTACGAAGCGGCTAAAAAACAATACGGGGAAAAAGAAGCAGCTAAAATGTTAGCTGAAGGTCAATTAGAGGATATGATGCATCAACAATCTATCCAAGAAAGATTAAATGATTCTATGTTAAAAATGAAAGAAGTATTAGTATCTATAGCTGATCCTTTACTTCAAATGATATCTCCTATAGTTGATATTTTACAACCTGCTTTGATGGGTATTAATATGGTATTAGGAGCAATAGGTAATGCTTTTAGTTTCATTGGAGAAAAAATAAGTGAAATAATTGGTCCTTTAAGTATAGTAGGAAAAACATTAAAATATATAGCCGGATTAGCTGTAGTATATGCCGCTTATAAAGCGTATGCTTCTTTAGCTTCTATGCCTATAGTTGGAGTTCCATTAGGTGTGGCAGCCGCGGCAGCAGTAACATCAGCAGGATTTGGATTATTAAATAGTATTAAAGATGGAGTCATAGGACCTGACGGAGGGCTAATAGTCTCAGGAGAAAAAGGTACATTCCAATTAGATAAAGATGATACTATTGTAGCGGGAACAGATTTAGGAAAATCTAAACCTAGTGGTGGAGGAGG